ACAAAAACCGCGCCCAGGATACCGAAAACCGTACCAGCCCAACCCATCATTTTTTGCTCCTTGTTGTTTGTTTCCATGTATAGAATTATAGTCTTTTCAGCCAAATATGCAAGCCCCTAGCCAAATATTTTTGTAACCAATTGTAACAGGCCAGCGCCTACCAGACCCAGGTTTTTAAGTCAAGAAAAATATTTTTTCAGAAACCCCTTGCCATCTACAAAATTTTGTGGTAAAATCGGCGCGCCCAAGCCCGCCACACAGAGCCAGGATTGGGGGCGGGCCGCCTATCACAGACCAGGATTTTTGTCAAGAAAATAAATTTTTAAAAAATCCTTTACATTTCCGCCTTCGGCGGGTACGCTACGCGGCGCTAAGTCCTTGATTTTAAAGGCTTTTTTCGAGGGCTAAGTCCTTGATTTTAAAGCAAAAGCCTGGACGACCATACCATACCGTATGGTGTTATGCAGATGCAATATTACCCTAGCATAATATTATGCTAGGGTAATATGATATAATATTATCTATTTAATATCTATTCCAGTTAGATATTTAATTCTCCTGCGCCATGCTTTAAATGAGCCTTTATGATTTACCTTATGCATGAATTGATATTGATATAAATGAACCATTTCATGCAATAAGGTAGAATGTTTTTCAGCACGTTTTTCTAGGTAAATATCCATGAACATGAAACCATTTTCATCCTCATAACCTTCAAATAAACCTAGAGTATATTTACATTTATATAGTCTAATCCTAGGCTCAATCAAAACCCCGTTAAACAGGGTTTGATTGTAAAAGTTAAACAGCCTTTTTAGTTTCATTTCCAGTCCATTGAATCCATTTTATTTTTAATAATGCGATAATCGCTCATAACCCTATGCTTAAAGTCATAGCGCATATTATCAAAGCAATCCAAAACGCAATCACGAATCATTATAAGGGTATACATAACAACAAATAAACCCAAAACAAAGTAACGATATGCCTTGAATTTTGAGAGAAATTTTCTCATTTCTTAACCTCACGCCAAATAACCGAAATCAATTTAAATCCGATGGCAATATATTGGGCTACCAAATCCTTGTCAAAGGTTTTCCGGATTTCGCCAGTATAGAAGTTACCCAAGTTATATTCACATTTTAACATGATTCAATTCCTTATTCAAATTCAAAATTATTTAATCAAGGCGGGAGTATCTCCCGCCTTTGTTAATTAGCCTTGAACCTTGGCAAGAATCTTCAGCAAAGCGGTCTTGTTAGCTTTAGCCAGTGAATCAGCTTCAGCATCCGAAAGCCCGAAAGCTTCCATCAGTTCAGTAGCCAATTCCTCCTTTTTAACAGGCTTGGTGCCTGCCTTGCTAACATATTCCTTCTTCTGATATACACCTTCACGCGAAAGCTTGGCGATAACAGATTTTACAGTCTTGCCGAATTTTTCAGCGAAAGCCGTAACAGTTTCCTGCGTCGGCAGAGCCTTGTAAGCCTCGACCAGTTCGAGGGTTTGTTCAACAGTGTAAGCAGTCTTGGCGGTAGCCATAACAATCTCCTTAGAAGCCGGAAGCCTGCGATCTGCCTGCCTTAATCCGTCCTTCCATGTTTCACATTCTACGCCTTTCCCTAAAAAACGCAATAGGTTTGTGCAAATAATTGTGTAACAGATTGTAACAGTGCGCCCAGGATGCGCGAAGCAAAAAGCGTGCCAGGTGGGGCGGTTCTGAAACCTTGACAACCAGAACGACCTGGGGCACGTACATGCGTGTAACTTTAAGATTTTTGTACAAATTAAAAATGGTGCTATATCTACCCAAATTTACCCAAACCACCCCAACTTACCCAATAAAAAAGTATTGAAATTTTTTTATAATTATGCTATAGTCCTTATATTGTTAATACCAAAAAGGAGAAAACATGGAAGACAAATTACCAGCACAATTGCTGTACCCAGAGGTTAATATTCAAAACCATTTACTGGCTATCAAATATGAAGCACTTGGCCCCATTGACCCACGTGAACCAAATCAAGAATACTGGGCAGCCAAGGTGGAGAAGTGGCAGGTGCTAGAAGGCGAAGCACGTACACGTCTTTGTATGAATTGTGCACACTACGATAACTCACCCGAGATTGTTGAGTACATGCAGAGTACTTGGGAGCCTATCAAGCTTCAAGAACTACCCATTGACCCCGCCCCCGTAGATATTTTAGGAGATTTATCAGCTTGCTGCACCCGTTGGTTAATTACTTGTACAGCTATGCGCACCTGCGATGCTTGGGAAGCGCCTTGGGAGGACGAAGATAATGCAAATCAACTATTTAAAGGTCCTGAGGAAGAAATGGAGATGTCCTTAGAACAGGATATCGAAAGAATGTTAGTGGAGATAAAGGGTGTCGAATCCTAATCATCTAGTACCCATATCCCCAGAGGGACTGGAGATTGCTAAGGTGTACTTAGAAACTCAAGATATTACAGCAACTGCAACGAAATTGGGAATAGACCAGCTTCAAGTTGCCCAGTATCTTGAGAAGCCAGAAGTAAAAAACTACGTAGATCAGGTATACTTAAATGCTGGTTATAGAAACCGCTTTCGTCTAGCTGAGATAATGGATCAGATTGTAGAACGTAAACTTACAGAGCTAAATGAAGCCGAAGTTGGTTCCTCAAAAGACATTCTAGAAATCTTGCAGTTTGCACATAAAATGCGAATGGATGAATTGGCTGCACAGACCAAATTAGAGGCTACACGTGCCTCACAGGTCAAATCGCAGACAAATATCCAGATTAACTCACCCTATGGTGATAGCAACTACGGCAGGTTATTAGATCAATTATTAAATGCTGACAATAAGTAGACAAGATGTTAGTGCTGATGAAATTCAGCAATTTCCACAGGATAGACGCTTTTTAAAGCTTCCAGTTGAACGATACGTAGAGCAAGTACGTTTACGTCGCATTATTGATGGAGAGTTAAATCGTCCTCAAATTGCCCTAGTAAACGCCGTAAATAACCCTCAGTATCGTTTTATTGTAGCAGCACTTTCACGTCGAGTTGGAAAAACAACCGTAGCAAATATGATTGCACAGCTAGTTGACTTAGTACCTGGATCGCATGTGCTCATTATGTCACCTAACTACTCGCTCAGCTCGATCTCATTTGAATTACAGCGCAACTACATAAAGAAGTTTGATTTGGAGGTCACAAAGGACAACTCAAAGGATCGTATCATTGAGCTGTCCAACGGATCTACAATTCGTATGGGCTCTGTTTCACAAGTGGATTCGTGCGTTGGACGTTCCTACGACCTTATCCTCTTTGACGAAGCTGCGCTTTCCGCAGCAGGTGAGGATGCATTTAATATTGCGCTGCGCCCTACACTGGACAAGCTAGGATCTAAAGCTATCTTTATCTCTACGCCCCGTGGTAAGCAGAACTGGTTCTCTAGATTCTACGATAGAGGTTTTTCGCCTAACTATCCCAACTGGGTTTCTATTCACGCAGACTACAGAGAAAATCCTCGTGCATCTGAGGAAGACATTAAGGAAGCTAAGCTTTCCATGTCTCGTGCTGAGTTTGAACAAGAGTACATGGCTTCGTTTACATCGTTTGAAGGACAAATCTTTAAGTTCAATCACGAATGTCAAGAAGACTTATCAGACTTTGAGCATCAGCACTACGAGTGCATTATGGGCTTGGACGTTGGTTATAAAGATGCAACCGCTGGAGTTATCCTAGCGTACAACCATGTAGAAGACAAATTTTATGCACTTGCAGAGTACTATGAGTCTGAAAAGACTACTCAGCAACACGCAGAGTCCCTAAAACTTTTAGAGGCTCAGTTTAATCTTCAGTTTATTTTTATTGATGCTGCTGCTCAGCAAATGCGTTGGGATTTTGCACAAAACTACGATTTAAGTACTATTAATGCAAACAAATCAGTACTAGATGGTATTGCCTATGTGCAGAATATTATAGAGCATGATAAGCTTATAGTAGATAATAATTGCAAGCATTTACTAGCTTGTTTAGATCAGTATCGTTGGGACTCTAACGATAGTTTAACACGTGAACGTCCAGTACATGATGAGTACTCTCACATGGCTGACGCTTTACGTTATGCACTTTATACATATCAAACTTCGATAGGAACAGTGTAGAAAAGGAGAAATATGACAGTAACCGTAGGTTCAACAGGAATTACGTTTAATGATTCAACCGTACAAAGCACAGCAGCTGTAACTTCTTCATATGCGGGACATCGTGCACAAGTATTTACAGCCTCAGGAACTTTTACCGTTCCAGCAGGCGTTACAGCCGTTAAAGTTACTCTATGTGGCGGTGGTGGTGGTGGGTCTGGTATGTCAAACTATGCAGTATCGACAGGAGGAACAGGAGGAACATCATCTTTTGGTGCATACTGTTCTGCAACAGGAGGGGCTGGCGGCAAAAGTAGTGGTGGTATTGCAGCAGGCGGGACAGGCTCTGGGCTTATTGTATTTCCCGGAAATAGTACATCAGGAGGGGTACCTGGGGCCTCCTGTGGCACAGTTTATGGCACAGTTTATGGAGTATTAGGCGGTTCCCGTGGTGGTGTTAATACTGCTTCACCTTATTCATTTCCCGGTACGGGATACGGCAACGGTGGTTCTGGTGTAAATGATACTTCTGGTACCTATCCGGGGTATGGTGGCGGGGGTGCAGGCGTAGTTATGGCACATTATGTTAGCGGTTTAACTCCTGGTTCTACCGTAGCAGTTACTGTGGGTGGTGGGGGTGCTGGGGCGACCGGCGGATTCACAGGAGGTGCTGGTTCCACTGGTATAGTAATAGTTGAATGGTAATACAGAGGATAAGTAAAATGAAATATGCATTAATCTCACCAAATGAATTAGTTGAAACAGGTTATCGTGTAGCAGAAGTTACAGATAATCAATTTGACGTAGCACAGCCCCTATTCTGGGTAGATTGTGATGATAACATCATAGCTGATCAGTACTTTTACGATACAGCAACTCAACAGATCCTTCCAGTACCAGTGCCGGTACTAGAACCTCAACCAATAACAGGAACTCAAACGCTATGAGTGTAATTGAAAAACAACCTAAACATGACTTTACATATGGGCCCCTACCATACGGGTTTATCATGTAAATAAAGGTGAAGGTATACCTATGCACCAGCATGTGTATAGTCATGCAACTATGTGCGTAGCTGGGTCTTGTAAGTATACTCAAGAAGATAAGTCTATTATTGCAACAAAAGATACACAACTTATCAATCTTTTAGCTAATAAACTACACGAAATAGAGGCTTTATAGGATGGTACTGTATTTGTAAATATTTTTTAAACTGGAAAGTACTAATGTTACATTATTTACTAAGATTTCCATTATGGTTACTAGTTATATTGGCTAGATACCCTCTAGCCTTTATAGCAGTACTGCTGCAAAAGCAAAAACAATTGCAGCCACCATTTACCTGGTTGGATACTATTGATAATAACTTAGAGGGTGACGAGGGCTGGAAGCGTGAGCATCTCTGGCCTTCTAAAAATCCTAGTAATTACTTTAATCAAGTTCGTTGGCTATGGCGTAATGGAGGGAACCGTTTTAATTACTATGTAATTGGAGTTCCTTTTGATAATCGCCCAAGCTGGGCTTTCTGGTCAAAAACCAAGGTACCACTCTTATTCAAAAGATTTTTAGATTTAAGGTTTGGTTGGACAGACTACGAACTTCAGGGACGTTGCAAATACGTATTCACTGTACGCGTAAAAACTAAACCATAAAAATACTTGAAAATTTTTTCTTGTTGGGATATAATAGCAACAATTAGGAGATAAAAATTTTGGCTACAAACAAGCGTGATCGCATAAAACACGTTAGAGACAAAGCAAAATCTGCTTATCAAAAGCAAAATTGTTGCTACATCTGCAATTCTACGGAATCTTTAGAACTTCACCACTTCTCCAGTCTAACAAACTTACTGGACAAGTGGGCAAAGCAAAAAGGTTACGATATTTCTACAGATGACCTGGTTATTTTAGTGCGCGACGAGTTCATTCAAGAACATCGCGCACAAATTTACGACGAAGTCGTAACCTTGTGCAAAAAGCATCACCAACTATTGCATCAAATTTATGGTGGAAAACCCCTGCTACATACTGCACCCAAGCAGATGGCATGGGTAGAAAAACAAAAGGAGAAGTATGGGACTAAAGCAATGGATACTAGAGAAGCTTAACCCCGTACAAGAAGCTATTAGCTCTGAAGGTGGTATGGGTGCTGGCGGTGAAGCTCAGTACTATACCTTTATAGAAGCTTATAATAATATAGAGTCTGTACGCAGAGGGGTTGACTTAATAGTTAACGGAGCAGCGTCTTTTGATTACTCTGTAGCAGAAAAAGTAAGTGGATTAGTTGCCACTACTAATAATATTCGTAAAACAAAAGTATATAATTTACTAAACTTCCAGCCTAACTTATTTCAAGATCAGGACAAGTTTAGACGATTAATATATTCTGACCTTTTACTAGAAGGTAATGCGTTTATTTATTGGGATGGTTCTTACTTATATCACTTACCCGCACAGAATGTAACAGTTAATGCTGATCCCAAAACTTATGTAAAGAATTACACATATTCAAACGGAACAGAGTTTCTTCCTAGTGAAGTACTACACATTATGGATAACTCTTCCGATACTATATTTAGAGGCACATCAAGACTGCGCTCTATTCAAAGCACCATTCAAGCTCGCCAAAACATGACTAAGTTCCAAGAGAACTTCTTTAAAAATGGCGCTGTACCGGGATTAGTTCTTAAATCTACCAATATTCTTGGTGATAGAGTTAAGCAACGATTGATAGACTCCTGGACACGTGAATATAACCCTACACGTGGTGGTAAACGTCCACTCATCCTAGATGGTGGGCTAGACATAAAGAATTTATCAGATGTAAACTTCAAAGAATTAGATTTTGAAGCTTCCATACAGCAAAAAGATCGTGAGATTTTAATGGCTTTAGGTGTTCCACCAATTCTTTTAGATGGTGGTAATAATGCAAATATTGCACCAAACCTAAGGCTATTCTATTTAGAAACTGTTTTACCTTTGGTAAGACAAGTTAACTCAGCGTTCGAGAGGTTCTTTGGTTATAATCTCGAGCCTGAGGCATCCAAAGTATCTGCCCTCCAACCAGATATGCGTGATGCAGCTGCTTACTATACTACACTAGTTAACGGTGGAGTTATTTCTCCAAACGAGGCTAGAGTAGAACTTCGTTATGAACCAAAAGATGGACATGACGATTTAAGAATTCCAGCTAATATAGCAGGCAGTGCTAGTGACCCGTCCCAAGGCGGTAGACCTCAAGAAGGGGGTTCAAATTAATGGCAATTGACAAACAATTAAAGTTATACAGCCACTTTCAAGTAGAAGAAAAAGCTCTGGAAGGTTCGAAAGAACCTATCAGAATTCAAGGATATGCAAATACTGTATCTAAGGATAGATATGGTGATGTAATCCCTTCTTCTGCATGGAATGAAGCTGCATTAAAAAATTATAGAAAAAACCCTATTATTTTAGCCTACCATAATCATTCACAACCTATCGGTGTTTGTGACGGATTAGAAGTAGATGCTCAAGGGTTAAAAATTAGTGCAAAAATCAGTTCTGCAGCCAAAGATGTATATCAACTAATTATGGATGGTGTACTAAAGGCTTTTTCAGTAGGATTTATTGTAAAAGATGCTGACTACGATCAAGCAACTGATATTTTTGTTATTAAAGAACTAGAACTTCTTGAGGTTAGCGTGGTATCCGTACCTGCGAATCAAGATTCTGTGTTTGATCTAGCTAAAGCATTTGGCTCCGATGAGGAGTATGCTGAATTTAAGAAGTCCTTCATTAAAACCAGTAGTGAAGGGGAAGAGAATAAAGGTTCCGCTGAACCAGAAATTACTGGTGAAGAAAAGGAGTTAAATATGGATAAAGAACAATTAGAAGCATTAGTTAAGTCTGCTGTTGAAGCCGCTGCTGTTAAGGCTGTTGAAGTTGGTCAAAGTGGTGCAGAGCGTTTAGTTGCTGACATCGAAAAGAAATTGCAAGATGATAGCAAGTCTATGACCGAAGCTCTTGAAGGCCTACGTGCTGAACTAGCTGAAAAGTCTGCTGAAATTCAAGCCCTTCAAAAGTCAAAGATGACCTTTGAAGATAAGAAGCCTGCTGAAATTGCTTATGCTGATATTGAAAAGGCAGTTTTATTTGCTAAAGTAACTGGTCAAAAAATTGATCAAACCAAAGCTTTCGAGAATCTAGTTCAGAAGTACGGTGCTCACGTTCCTTCTGCTAACTGGGAAAACACAGTTTCTACAAATATGTTCGACGAAATCCGTCGTCAATTAGTAGTTGCTCCACGTTTCCGTGGCATCCAGATGCCTTCTGTTACTACTACATTCCCAGTAAACCCTGAAGCCGGATACGCTAACTGGGTTACAACTGCTCAGTATGGTACACAGAACTCTTCTGGTACTGGTCAAACTCATGCTGTTAAAGAACTAAGCATCACTGCTTACAAATTAGCAACCAAAGAGTTCTTGACAAACGAAGAAGAATATGATGCTATTATCGCCTTAATGCCTATCGTTCGTGACGCTATGATTCGTCGTGTTTCTAAGGCTTGGGATAAGGCTCTTCTAGCTGGTGCTGGTAATGGTACTACTGATCCTATCAAGGGTTTGACTACTTACAACACTGCTAATGATACAACTTTGATTACTTCTGGTACTGCCTCTGTAGCTAGCCTACGTGCTCTACGTCAGAAACTTGGTGTTTGGGGTCTTGACCCGGCTCAAGTTGTTTACTTTGTTACCAATGATGTTTACTACGATCTCCTAGAAGATACAAACTTCATGACAATGGACAAAGTAGGTACCCAAGCTACTATTCTAACTGGTCAAATTGGTTCAGTTGGTAATTCTCCTGTTGTTCTAACTGGTGAGTTAACTGGTGGTAAAGTCGCTGGCCGTTATGGTGCAGTTGCTGTTAATACCCAAAACTTTATGGTTGGTAACTATAAGGGCCTACAAGTTGAAAGTGACTACTTTGTTGAATATCAACAAAGAATTCTAGTTTCTTCTCTACGTACTGGATTCCAACAAATCTCTACAGTCGATGGCCAAGGCGTTGCCTGCTTGAAGTGGTCTGCTACCTAATATAATTAGTTAGCTATAAAACAGGGAGGCTTAGGCCTCCCTTTTTCGTTTAAGGAGCAAATATGGCAGCAAGATTAGATTTAACAATTGAAAAAGGCTCCACCTTCGAACGAGTTTTTACTTGGAAGACCAAAAACCCAGATACAGGCGTATTAGAACCAGTTAACTTATCAGGATACAGTGCAAGAGCTATGATGCGAGAAGAGTATGATAGCGCAGAACCTTTTATTAGTTTAACAACAGGTAATGGCATTGTACTAACACCATTAACGGGCGAGATAAAGATAACAGTAACTGCTGAACAATCGGCGGCTTTACTTGCAGAACGTGGAGTATGGGATATAGAAGTATATACAGGTACTATAGTATATAGACTATTAGAAGGTAAGGTTAAAATAAAGCCGGAGGTAACTAGATGACAGATTCAGTAATAGTTACCACAGTAAATGATACAGTTGTAGTTACAGGGGATAACACATATAATGTAGTTACTGATACAACCCCAAGTTATAATATTATTACTGAAGGCATACAAGGGCCTCCAGGCCCTTCAGGCTTAGGTGGCTATGCAACTGGAATCTCGAACCCTATTGATGGAGACTTAATAACATTCTCTACTACTAGTAATGCCTGGGTAAACGTCAGACGAGAAGAAGTTTGCGATGGAGGTAACTTTTAATGGCAAATACAATAAGAATTAAGCGTAGAGCGTCTGGCAATGCAGGAGCCCCAGCTTCACTACAAAATGCTGAATTAGCTTTTAATGAAGTAGATAATATACTTTACTATGGTAAGGGTACTGGAGGTTCTGGAGGTACAGCTACTACAGCCGAAGCAATCGGTGGTAGTGGGGCATACTTAACATTAACAGGCCCACAAACGGTTTCTGGTGTAAAAACTTTTTCTACTACTATAGTAGGTAATATTGATACTGCAAATAAGCTAAGCACAGCTAGAACTATTAGTTTAAGTGGTGATGCAAGCGGATCCACCAGCTTTGATGGATCAGCAAACTCTAGTATTACTTTAACTTTAGCTAATGTAAACCTAAATACTGGACAATTTGGATCTGCAACCGCTATACCAATTATAACAGTAAATAGTAAGGGTTTAATAACTGCAGTTGCCTCAGCGACTATTGCAAATACTCTAAGTATTGCAGGCGATACTGGTACAGATGATATTTCATTATTAAATGAAACTCTTACCTTTATTGGTGCTGACGGTATTGATTCAGTAGTTACACCAAATACAGTAACACTAAATATAGATAGTACTATTGCTAGGCGAGCAGATACTTTATACTTAGGTACTACCTCAGTGGCTTTAAATAGAGCTAGTAATGATTTAGACTTAACAGGTATTACTTCTGTTACCTCATCTGGAGCTATAACTATTGGTTCAGGAGGTACTAATACAGATGTAGTCCTATTACCAACAGGTACTGGCGTAATTAGTGCATCAAATAAACGTATTAGTAACTTAGCAGACCCTACTAGTGCTCAAGATGCTGCTACTAAAAACTATGTTGATTTAACCGTACAGGGATTAGACCCTAAGGCTTCTGTAAAAGCAGCCACTACGGGTAACTTAGCTAGTTTAAGTGGCTTACTAACTATTGATGGTATAGTTTTAGTAGCTGGTGATAGAGTTCTTGTAAAAGATCAAACTACTACTTCTCAAAATGGTATATATGTTGCAAACGTAGGTGTATGGACCCGTGCTCTAGATACAAATACTTGGGAAGAACTAGTAAGTGCTTATGTTTTTGTAGAACAGGGTACTGTAAATAAAGAGATAGGATTTCTATGTTCTGTTGATGCCGGAGGTACACTAGATTCTAGTCCAGTAACCTGGGCACAGTTTAGTGGTGCTGGGCAAATAATTGCAGGAGCAGGTTTAACCAAAACCGGTAACCAATTAGATGTTGTAGGTACTAATAATCGTATTACAGTTAATGCTGATAGTATTGATATTGCGTCTACTTATGTTGGTCAAACTTCCATTACTACTTTAGGTACCATTAGTGCAGGTACTTGGCAAGGTTCAACCTTAGGTGTTGGTTATGGTGGTACTGGTGCTATTACCTTAACAGGTTATGTAAAAGGTAATGGAACTTCGGCTTTTACAGCTTCTAGTACAATCCCCAATACTGATATTAGTGGCCTAGGTACTATGAGTACACAAAATGCAAATAATGTATCTATTACAGGTGGTTCAATTAGTAGCTTAACAACTTTTGATTTAATTACTATAGATTGTGGAACATTTTAAGGATTTGGGGCTTTGCCCCAAATTCCTAATTAGCATTAGTTTAGTGTTAATTAGGAATTTTACGGCCAATATTGGCATCATCCGCGGAGTAAATACTCATGGCAAATTTATTAAAAATAAAACGTAGTGCAGAACCTAATAAAGTTCCGACAACTAGTCAGATAGAATTAGGTGAGCTCGCTATTAATACCTATGATGGTAAATTGTACCTAAAAAAGAATGATGGTACAGAAACTATTGTAGATATTACAAAAGATCATAAAACTGTAGACTTTGATACTAGTTATGCAGGAGGTACTGCAGAAGGGCGCCTTTCATGGAACTCTGGAGACGGTACTTTAGACTTAGGATTATCGGGAGGTAACGTAGTATTACAACTAGGCCAAGAGCAAGTTCAGCGGATCTTAAATAATACTGGTACTACTATTACAGAAGGTACAGTACTAGTATTATCAGGAGCGCAAGGTAATCGACTAACAGTAGTTAGAGCTCAAGCTAACTCGGAATCAACTAGTGCATCTAGTTTTGCAGTAGCTACCGAAAATATTGCTAATGGTGCAGAAGGTTATGTTACTACCGAAGGTATGGTACGTAATATTAATACTGCTGCCTATCCAGAAGGCACCGTACTATGGTTAAGCCCTAGTACTCCTGGGACCTTTACTTCTACAAAACCTACAGCTCCAAATCACTTAGTAATGGTTGGTGTAGTAGTACGTTCACATGCAGTTGCTGGTTCTATATTTGTAAAAATACAGAATGGTTATGAACTTGGGGAACTTCATGATGTACTCATAACTAGTGTTACTAATAATGATCTACTTATTTATGATAGTACTAATGGGTTTTGGAAAAATACTCCACTTTCCACACTAACAGCTACAACTACTGCCAGTATCTCAGATTTACCACCAACACTACCTAATAATGGAGCACTATGGTGGGATAGTAGTACCGGCAACCTAAAACTATATTATTCAGACGGTGATTCTTCCCAATGGGTAGATGCATATCCAGCTTTAATTGGTGAGTCTGGATACTCAGGTATAAGTGGCTATTCAGGTTCAGTAGGTAGCTCAGGTATAAGTGGTTACTCAGGTTTCAGTGGTATTTCAGGCTGGTCAGGAAGAAGTGGTTATTCCGGTTCTGGTATAAGTGGGTATTCAGGCTTTAGTGGTATCTCAGGCTTTAGTGGTATTTCAGGATACTCTGGATTAAATGGTACCTCAGTTGCCCTAAAAGGTTCTGTAACAACATATGCTAACTTACCCATTAATGCACTTCAAGGTGATTTATGGGTTACAACGGATACTGGGCATGGATGGGTATCCAATGGAGCTAACGGTTGGTCTGATGTAGGTCAGATTCAAGGACCTTCTGGTTATTCCGGCTACTCAGGATTTAGTGGTATTTCTGGATATTCAGGCTTCAGTGGTATTTCTGGATATTCAGGCTTCAGTGGTATTTCAGGTTATTCAGGCTTCAGTGGTATTTCAGGATACTCAGGCTTCAGTGGTATTTCAGGATACTCAGGCTTCAGTGGTATTTCTGGTTATTCAGGCTCTGGTATTTCTGGATACTCAGGGTTTTCAGGTATAAGTGGGTTTTCGGGCTTCAGTGGTATTTCCGGATACTCGGGTAAAAGTGGATACTCAGGCTCAGGTATAAGTGGGTATTCCGGCTCTGGCATAAGTGGCTATTCCGGCTACTCAGGGTTTAGCGGTATTTCAGGTTATTCAGGTTTCAGTGGCATTGATGGAGCTTCTGGCTTCAGTGGTATTTCTGGCTACTCAGGCTTTAGTGGCATTTCTGGTTATTCCGGGTTTAGTGGTATTTCTGGCTTTAGTGGTATTTCAGGTTGGTCAGGTATAAGTGGTTATAGCGGAAGATTTGCAGGATATAACTATAAGTGGAATAATACAGCCTTAGCTGCAGATCCTGGTACTGGATTTATTGGTGGTAATAATACTACAGTTTCATTTATTACTACACTATACATAAATGAAACTGATAACTTAGCTACAGGCTTAGCTGCTGAAATAGCCTCTTGGACTACATCAACCTCTGTAATTAGAGGAAAAATAAAGATACAAGACCCATTAAACCCAGTTAATTTTGTTGTATTTAATATTACTGGAGCAGTTACAGATAATGGTACTTATGATACTATACCTGTTGCATATGTTACAGGGTCAGGCACTCTAACTAATAATTTAGTAGTATCTATACAACCTATACGTACAGGAGATAGTGGTACTTCAGGGTATTCTGGTACTTCAGGTTTTTCAGGCTTTAGTGGTATAAGTGGATATTCCGGCGTTAGTGGGTGGTCAGGTATTTCTGGTTATTCAGGATCTGGTGTATCTGGATGGTCTGGTGCAGTAGGTACTTCAGGATTTAGTGGTATTTCAGGTTATTCAGGCTTCAGTGGCATTTCAGGTTATTCAGGTTTTTCAGGTATAAGTGGCTACTCAGGTTTTAGTGGTATTTCAGGTTTTAGTGGTATAAGTGGTTATTCGGGTACAAGTGGGTTCTCTGGTAAAGATGGTAATTTTGGAGGAGCTTCTTTTGATTATACTTACGACTCTACTATTACCGCAGCAGATCCTGGGAACGGTAGGCTAAGATTCAATAATGCTACTATATCTTCTGCTACACAACTATATATTAATGAAACAGACGATGCAGCAAAATCAATAGCAAGTTTCTTAGCCACTATTGATGATAGTACATCAGCTATTAAAGGACACTTCAAAGTATCTTTAAAGACTGATAATACCGTATATACTATGTTTGCTATTACGGGTACTTTGACTGATAGTGGAACTTGGATAACCGTACCAATATCCTATTTATCAGGTGTTACTACACTAACAAACTTAGCTGATATACTAATTACTTTTGCTAGAACCGGTGATAAGGGTGACCAAGGGCTAAGTGGATTTAGTGGTTACTCAGGTTTCTCTGGTATTAGTGGTTATTCAGGCTTTAGCGGTATTTCAGGTTATTCAGGCTTTAGTGGTATTTCAGGTTATTCAGGCTTCAGCGGTATTAGTGGTATTTCAGGTTACTCTGGCGCAAGTGGTATTTCTGGTTATTCTGGTTTTTCTGGTATAAGTGGATACTCTGGATTTTCTGGTATTTCAGGTTATTCAGGATTCTCTGGTATAAGCGGATATTCTGGACTAGGTTATATAGCATTAACTTCTACTACTTCAGATACAATTGCTATTGGAGCTACTACCTTTACAGTAGATAGAGCAAGTACAGCATCAGCATTTGTTCCTGGGCAAAGAGTTAGAGTATTCTATACTACTACTCCTAGTAATTTTATGGAAGGCTTAATAACAGCCTATTCAGGAACATCCTTAGCAGTTAATATAGACTACATTGCCGGTTCTGGGACATATACAGCATGGACTATAGTTGCTACTTCACAAGCAGGTAATTCGGGTATTTCAGGTTGGTCAGGTATAAGTGGCTATTCAGGTTTTAGTGGTATTTCAGGCTACTCTGGGTTCTCTGGTATAAGTGGTTATTCTGGTTTTAGTGGTATTAGTGGGTTTAGTGGTATTTCTGGATATTCTGGATCTGGTATTTCAGGATTTTCTGGGGCTTCAGGTATTTCTGGTTTCTCAGGTATAAGTGGTTACTCGGGCTTCTCAGGTATAAGCGGATATTCCGGATTTAGTGGTGCACTATCTACCTGGGTGTATAAAACTGCAGCGTATACTGCTGTAGATAGAGATAGAATTATCGCTAATACTTCAGGAGGGGCTTTTAGTATAACTTTACCAGCTACCCCTACTACAGGTGCTTATATAGTAATAACAGATGGTGGAAACTGGGGTACTAATAACTTAACTATACTTAGAAATGGTAGTACTATAGAAGGCCAAGCACAAGATTTAACTATTGATTTAGGTGGTATCACAGTAGAATTAGTATACTCAGGTAGTGCTACATGGCATGTAACTGCCACTACAGGACGCCAAGGGGCTTCTGGATACTCCGGCTTTAGTGGTATCTCAGGTTATTCAGGATCAGGTATCAGTGGTTATTCTGGTTCAGGTATCTCGGGTTTCAGTGGTTATTCAGGATTTAGTGGTATAAGTGGATACTCAGGATATTCAGGTATAAGTGGTTACTCTGGCACTAGTGGATGGTCTGGTTTATCTGGGTATAGTGGTATTACTGTTGCAGGGCTACCACAAAACGCAAAAACTGCGTCTTATACTCTAATTGCTAGCGATGCTGGTAAACATATATCTATTACAACAGGTGGAGTAACTGTACCTTCTGGTATTTTTAATATTGGTGATACTATTACAATATTCAATAACTCTACAGCAACACAAATAATAACACAAGGGGCTAGTGTAACATTGCGCTGGGCTGGAACAGCCACTACAGGTAATAGAAATCTATTACAGTACGGTATATGCTCTATACTATGCTATGCTGCAAACTCCTTTGTAATATCAGGTGGCGGGTTAACATAATGACAGTTGTACAATCATTCTATTTTCAAAACGTACCATTTGGGCAAACAGTCTATACTACAGCAGGCTCTTATAGTTTTGTAGTGCCTCCAGAAGTAAACACTCTCTCTGCAGTTTTAATAGGTGGAGGGGGTGCAGGTGCTCGAGGCGGTAATAACGCAGAACAAGCAGGTGGTGGTGGCGGAGGTTTAAGATACATTAATGCTCTACCTGTAACACCTGGTGAAACTATAACCGTAGTAGTTGGGGCAGGAGGTACTGCCCCAACTGGTAACGGTATCTCAGGCGGTAGTGGCGGCTCTTCACAGCTATTAAGATCTGCAAGTATACTAGTAGAAGCTACCGGCGGTGGGGGGGTTACATATAACGTAACAACGGGCGGTACAGGTGGTACAGGTACTACTATAGGTGCTGGCCCTTTTGGTGGAACTATTGGTGGCGGTAATGGTGGTGCGGGTGGTACTACGGCTGGAGCTGCTAATGCAGGAGGTGGAGGAGCTGGTGGATACTCTGGTAATGGTGGTGCAGGTGTAAATGATGGTTCTGTATTTTCTGCAGCTACAAACGGTGGTACTGGTGGCGCTGCAGCGGGGGGAGATACCTCTACTACAACTGCAGGTTGCGGAGGAGGTACCGGACTATTAGGCATAGGTACCGCAGGTACTACAGCTAGTGCAGCAGGTAGTGGTGGTACAGCAGGCTCTATAGCTGGAGCAGCTACCAGTATAAGCGGAGCTTATGGCGGGGGTTCCGGAGGTGCAGATAATAATGCTGTAGGTACAGGTGGTTCTGGAGCAGTCAGAATTATTTGGGGATCTAGTAGGTCTTTTCCATCAAATGCTGCAGACGTATAAAAATAAAGGACAATTATGGCTGTAAGTATTCAAACTATACTACAATCTAACCTGCCTTCAGGTTATTCAGGTTATTCAGGTTATTCAGGCTTTTCAGGTATTAGTGGTTACTCAGGTTCAGGAGTGTCTGGTTATTCAGGTTTTAGCGGTATTTCTGGCTTCTCAGGTATAAGCGGCTACTCTGGCTTAGGCTATACTGCATTAACCTCTACTACATCATTTACAATAGGTACAGGATCAAAAGCTTTTACAGTAAATGCTGCAAATACAGCTTCAGCATTTACAGTAGGTCAACGAGTTCGTATAGCTTATACAACCACACCTACCAACTTTATGGAAGGTGCTATTACAGCTTACTCAGGTACCACATTAACAGTTAACGTAGACTATATAGCAGGTACTGGTACTTATACTGCGTGGACTATTAGTATTATAGGGCAATTAGGTACTAGTGGCTACTCAGGGTATTCAGGTTTTTCAGGTATAAGTGGCTATTCAGGCTTCTCAGGTATAAGTGGATATTCAGGCTTTTCAGGTATAAGTGGATATTCAGGCTTTTCAGGTATAAGTGGTTACTCAGGTTCTGGTGTATCTGGATATTCAGGTTCAGGGATCTCAGGTTTTAGTGGTTACTCAGGTTTCTCAGGTATTAGTGGGTATTCCGGTTTAGGTTATGTAGCCTTAACCTCTGCTACTTCTTTCTTAATAGGTACAGGATCTAAAGCGTTTGTAGTTGATAAGGCAAATACAGCTTCGGCATTTACAGTAGGTCAACGAGTTCGTATAGCTTATACAACTACTCCTACCAACTTTATGGAAGGAGCTATCACAGCATATTCAGGTACTACATTAACCGTTAACGTAGATTATATAGCAGGTTCTGGTACTTATGCTGCATGGACTATAGTAGTTACTGCTCAAAATGGTACAAGTGGTTATAGTGGCTACTCAGGCACTAACGGTACTTCTGGCTTTAGTGGTATTTCAGGATACTCAGGGTTTAGTGGTATTTCTGGTTGGTCGGGTTGGTCAGGTATAAGTGGGTTTTCTGGTGCAACAGGTACTGTTCCAGGATTTAAGAATATAGGTAATATTGCAGTACAGGCAGTTGCTGGTTCATCAGTATCCTGTACTACAGCAGAGTTTTTAACATGGTATCAAACAACTTATGCTTTCAAGTCTTATGCATATACAGTTGCTAAGTGTACTTGGGATTACGCAGGTAATAATGATATTAGTGATACAAGTGTTGGAGCTTTTGAACTAGCCGGTTGTACTATTGAAACATTTTCTGACGGTACAACTTATACAATAAGAATTACTAGACCTAGTACTGGAACCGGCGGATTTATAACGATAATATACAGTGACCAAGGTTCTACATATTCTCCTGGATGGCGTACAGATTTAAATAGCTCAAATTATAATAATTTTTCTCCTACCCTAACAGGTACTGGTGCTTCAGGAACTTGGGGCATTAGTGTTACAGGAAATGCTGCTACTGCCACAAACTGTAATAGTGCTAGTGCACAATGGATTGGTGCAGCAATAAACTCTAGCGTAGCTAATGCTGTAGATACTAGTTCTCTACAAGTACGAAATGTAGCTAATGCTACAGGAGATACTGGCGTTGCTGCCATGTCTTTTCATTGCCAAAATACTTATGCTATTAAACTACACTTACGTAGTGATGGGTATTTTGGTTTAGGTGGATGGTCTCGCGCAGCCTGGTCTTGGTACTCTGATCCAAGTGGTAATATGGTTGCAGCAGGAAACGTAACCGCTTATTCCGACCCAAGACTTAAAGAAAACATTAAGCCTTTAAATAATTCATTGGACATTGTAAAACAATTAAATGGAGTTAGGTTTACTTGGAAAAATTTACCACATGTATCCGTTAAAGCTGGAAAACAGGATATAGGTATACTTGCTACAGATGTAGAAAAGGTGCTACCAGAAATAGTAACTGAATCTATAGAAATTGAAGATATTAAGTATAAAACTGTTGCTTATGATAAATTAACAGCGGTACTAATAGAGGCAGTTAAAGAACTTTCTGATAAGTTAGATCAAGTATCAGCAGAACTTGATAAGTTAAAAGGTAATTAAGGATTAATATGGCATTAAATTTTCCTCAAAATCCAACAGTAGGTCAAGTATATGCATATGGATCTAACTCCTGGAAATGGAATGGTACTTCTTGGGTATCTAATGCCGTCGGAACTTTAGGAATGTCAGGGTACTCAGGGTACTCTGGCATTTCTGGGTATTCTGGTAATCAGGGATCCTCAGGGTATTCAGGTTATTCAGGTTCAGGGTCTAGTGGGTACTCTGGTTACTCAGGTATTAGTGGTTATTCCGGCGCAGGATTAAGTGGTTTTTCAGGCTTTAGTGGTATTAGTGGGTATTCGGGCTCAGGTATATCAGGATACTCGGGTTCCGGTATTTCTGGTTTTTCAGGGTTTAGTGGTATTTCAGGGTACTCAGGTTTTAGTGGTATTTCAGGGTACTCAGGTTTTAGTGGTATTTCAGGGTACTCAGGTTTTAGTGGTATTTCAGGGTACTCAGGTT